AGATGGTAATATAAGTAATGGTATAGCTTTTAGTAGTGGTATAAATTTAGTATACACAGCAGCTGCTACAGGATATAGTAATACTGTAAATACTGTTGCTGATGATAATATAGCTAAAGTAAATACAGTAGCAACAGCAAACATAGGTAAAGTAATTGCTGTAGATTAACGGTTTTTACTTTTTGCATATATGTATATCCGATTATTAAAATAATTAAAAAAAAAAGTTATGGCTAAAAAAACAAAAATACCAACACCTCACGAAATTTCAAGTGCTCCAATTTTAATTCCTTCAAAAGACTTAGAAAGAATTAAAAAATTACAAACTAACTTAACTACTATAAGTACACAGTTTGGTCAAATAGCAATATCTAAACTTAAATTAGAAGAAAGAGAAAGTTTATTAAAAGAACAATTATCTCTTCTAACAAAAGAAGAAACTACTATAGCAAAATCTTTTACAGATAAGTATGGAAAAGGAAGCCTTGATGTAGATACTGGAGAATTTGTTCCTACGGAATAGTTTTAAAAAATCCATTTATATTTATTAATGATTAAAATTTATACTTAATCATTTATTTTAGTTTGGTTTGTGGTTCTTTTTCATATTTATATAGGAACAACCAACCAGACATAACATTATAAAAATAATATAAAATGGCAGAACAAATTATTTCACCAGGGGTATTTACAAGAGAAAATGATCAAACATTTTTACCTCAAGGAGTTGGCGCAATAGGCGCAGCAATTGTAGGACCAACAGTAAAAGGACCAGCATTTGTACCAACAGTAGTAAGAAGCTTCGCAGAATATGAAAGAAGATTCGGAGGATTAAGCTCAGAAACATTTATACCACAAACAGTAAGAGAATATTTAAAAAATGCAGGATCAGTTACTGTAACAAGAGTATTAGCAGGTGGAGGTTACACTTATGCAACAGCTACAAATCCATTTGTAGCAGTAGCAGTTTCAGCTTCTTCAGCACCTTCAGCATCATCAAATAGAAACGTATTATTGGGAGTTATTTTCCCATCTAAAGCAACTTCAAAACCAGGTTTAGAATCATCTACAATGGTAGGACCTAGTGGTTCATTTGGTCGTGTAGATGAAAGTTTTAGTTTAACATTAGCTGGTACTAACGTTACTTCAACACAACTTTCTGCTTCACTTAATCCATCTAGTAAAGAATATTTATTTAAACAATTAGGTGACAATCCTAATAATAGTAAAAAATCAACTACTACATACGGTGGAACAGATACATTACCTGGGTACACTTATAATAATTGGAAAACATTTACTTCAAACATGTTAGGTTCAACTACTAAAGAAGTAACAACAATAACATTCCCTTCATCTATACCAACAGGAAGTATAATACCTCCAGGTGGAGCTGATGTAAGATCAAACGCATATTCAGGAAGTTTATCTGCAAGTATAGTTTTAACAAATGGTGATGGTGAACAATTTACTTTTATATTCGCATCTAGTTCAATGGGAGCCGCAGTTCCAGCTACATTAACAGGATCAGCCATATTTTTAGATTATGGTATTACTGGTTCTAACATGGCAGATTACATGACATCAGTTACAGGTGCAGGAGCAGGTACAACTAGACATAATGAAATAAGTGGAACTCAATTATCTAATTTAGTTTCTCTTGCATTAATAGCAGGAACTAAAGGATTTACTATAACTTCAGCTTCTAATGTAATTTCTATTGCAAACACAGAAGCAGGAGCCGCTTTTAATATTGAAGTAAAAGACTTAACAAATACAGCTTCTTTATCAACAACAACAGAAGGAGTAGATGTAGACGGATATAAAGGAGTTAATGCAAATAGAGATATAATTTTCTTATCTCAATCAGCTGATTTAGCATTTAATGGATTATCAGGAACAGTTGAAAAATATTCATATGCTACTACACCTTTTATTACTTCACAATTTTTAGATACACAAAAATCAACAAAAGAATTATTTAGATTCCATACATTAGCTCATGGTACTTCATGTAATGCAGATTATAAAATCTCAATTGCTAATTTAAAAGAACCAGGAGATATAGATAATGTAGAACAATATTCACAATTTTCTGTAATAATAAGAAAATACAATGATGATGATAAAAATCCATCAATTATAGAACAATTTAATAATGTTACTTTAGATCCAACTTCTCCTAAATATATTTCAAGAATAATTGGAGATAGATATCCACAATATAATGATACTTTAGGTAAAGTTGAATTATTAGGAAATTATCCAAATATTTCAGAACATGTTAGAGTAGAAGTAAATGATTTAGTAACAGCTAAAGCTTACTCACCTAAATTATCACCTAAAGGATTTAAAGCAGTATTAGATCCAATTAATACAGCTTCATTAAATGTTGATTGTATAATACCTTCAGCATCTTATGAAGGATCACAAGTAATAGGAGGAAATTATAGTAATAGAGCATATTTAGGATGGAAATTTACAGATAAAGCATTTGATAATTATAACTGGATAAAACCATTACCAGATAACGCATTATCAAATATATCAGGAGAATTTAACGTAGAAAATTATCATGGTCATCCAAGTTCAAGTATATGGTCAGGATCATTAAGTGCTTCACTTTCATCAACAGCAATAGAAAATTCACAACTTAAATTTTCAGTTTGTTTCCAAGGAGGAACAGATGGTATTAGACCAGATATAGTAAGAATAGCAGGAAATGAAGACCCAGCAAATTTTGTAACAGGATACACAACAGGAGATAATTTATATGGTTTTGATGTAAACGACACAGCAGCTGCTGGTTATAAAGGATACACAAAAGCTTTAAATATTTTATCTAACCAAGATGAATATGACATTAATATGTTAGCTATGCCAGGAGTAAATTATGCAACACATCCTTTAATAGCAAACGCAGGTATTGATATGTGTGAAGACAGAGGAGATGCATTCTTTATAATGGATTTAAACACAGTAGACGCTTCAGTAAACACAGCAATAACAAATGTAAGTGGATTAGACACTAATTACGCAGCAGTATATTATCCTTGGATTAAAGTACTTGACTCATCTACAAATGTACCAGTAATGGTTCCACCTTCAGTAGTAGTACCAGGAGCAATTGCTCAATCAGACAGACTTCAAGCTGAATGGTTTGCACCAGCAGGTTTAAATAGAGGTATATTAGGAAATGTATTAGAAGCTAAAATAAGATTAAACCAATCTGAAAGAGATAAATTATATGATGCTAAAATTAATCCAATTGCAACATTCCCACAAACAGGAGTTTGTATATGGGGTCAGAAAACATTACAAGAAAGATCAACAGCTTTAGACAGAATTAATGTTAGAAGATTATTAATTACACTTAAGAAATTTATTGGAAGTTCTTCTAAATATCTAGTATTTGAACAAAATACAGACGAAACAAGAATAAGATTCTTAAATATAGTAAATCCATATTTAGAATCAGTACAACAAAAACAAGGATTATTTGCCTTTAGAGTACAAATGGATGAATCCAACAATACTCCAGATGTAATTGATAGAAACCAGTTAGTAGGTGCAATTTATTTACAACCAACTAAAACAGCTGAATTCATAGTACTTGACTTTAATGTATTACCAACAGGAGCAACATTCCCTGCATAAAAAGTTAAAAAATAATATATTTATAATAGAACAATTAAAAAAATAAAAGATGGCAATAAAATCAACTAACGATATGATGTTCACAGCATTTGAACCTAAACTACAAAATAGGTTTCTAATGAAAATTGACGGAATACCTTCATATCTTATAAAGAAAATTTCAAGACCAAGTATTTCTTTTGGAGAAGTAGTTCTTGATCACATTAACGTGAAAAGAAAAATCAAAGGTAAAGCTAATTGGGACAATATTACATGTGAACTTTATGATCCAGTAACACCATCAGGTGCTCAAGCAGTAATGGAATGGGTTAGATTATCACATGAATCAGTTACAGGTAGAGATGGTTACAGTGATTTTTATAAGAAAACTATTCATATTCACACATTAGGACCAGTAGGTGATGTTGTTGAAGAATGGATTTTAAAAGGTGCTTATTGTCAAAATGCTAATTTTGGTGATATGGATTGGACATCAGACACACCAGCAAACATTTCAATGACTATTGTAATGGATTACGCTATACTAAATTACTAAAAGTTAATTTATATAAAAGAAAAGCGCCTATTTTGGCGCTTTTTTGTTTCTTTATATATGTATATCTGAACTAGTTTTAATAAATAAATAACGTTATGGAAGAAAAAACAAACCAATTTCCCACAGAGGAAGTTACCCTACCTTCAAAAGGCTTATTATATTCAAAAGATTCACCCTTAAGTACAGGAGTCCTTGAAATGAAATATATGACTGCTCGTGAAGAAGACATATTAACTAACCAAAATCTAATAGAAAATGGCACAGTAATTGATAAATTATTACAATCACTTATTGTAACACCAATAGATTATAATGATCTATTATTAGGAGATAAAAATG